AGCCAGGTATTTAAAGAGATTTCCCAGGGCATGAACGACATTGTCACGATTATGTCGGGCCCGGGAGATACGGCCGACTCGATGGCGGCTTTTGAATCGGCGAAGGAAGCTCATCCGTACATCGTCGCCATTGGCGAAGATTTGAAAACAGTCTATGACATTCTGAACCAGATTGGTGAAGCCACGGGTATCGACAACCTCATCACGAAAGTTATCCTGATTGCAGGTGGCGTCGGCGTCCTTGCTGGTGTCTTTTCTGCTGTTGGAATGGTCGCGGGAGCCGTGGGTGGCGTCATCTCCGGCGTATTCGGGGCCATCTCCGGGGTCATCGGCTTTATCGCTGCGGCTGGCTGGCCTGTCGTGGCGGTCATCGCCGCCATTGCGTCCGCTATCTATTTCGTAAAAGAACACTGGGATGAAGTTATGGTTGTCTTTGATGCCGGCATGGATTTAATGAAATTGGGCTGTAAGTTCTTA